AGTCTATATCTGGATTATCTCTAACAACAGCTAGTATCTTACGTCTGTCTTGTGCATCCCAAAAACCTTTAGTCTCTAGCATGATACCATTAGGTAAGATGAAGTCAGGATTGTAGTGGTGCATAATAACATATGCAACCTTATGCGTCTCATACTCATAGGGTACGCCTATCGTAGTGAGTAGGTCAGCAACCTGTTCTTCTAACTTAGACCTAAAAGTCTTCTTCTTCATCAGGTTCTTCTGGTATTGGTGGCTTAGGAAGTGTCTCCGTAGGAGTTCTGAAGCCTTCAGTCTTACCGAAGAGATCTGCTACGTCAGCGTCGTCCATTGTATCTGTATCAACACCAGCTCCTTCTTTTATTGCGACAACCTGTACGCCAAGTAACTTAAGAGAACTTCCGTAGGTAACGCCATCCTTGAGGATGTAAGGCTTCTGAAAGAAACCAAGTTTAACTGTAGATCCGCCATATAGTGGTGTCTTCGCATCTGTAACGGGTGTTCCCTCGGTGTCAACGACGCCGGGTCTTCTGTCCTCTCCCCATGAGAACTTAATTTTATACTTACCATCTGCTACCTCCTCCCATGGCGTGGGTTTTAGTGTGGCTCGTTTAGGGTTCTTGAGTTTACTTTGTGCCCACCCAAGCAGGGCTTCTCTTTCTAGTTCTAAGGCATCGATTATACTCTCGCCTACAATAGCAGACAATGAGTAACCGAACTTGCCCGGTTCCAGTATGGCTTGGAAGCCTTCTAATTTAATTTCTTCAGTAACGTGTACGTTCTTGGGCATTTTAACAAAAAAAGTAAGTTGATTCAATAACCGACTCTGGCTGTAGATCGCCAATGATCGGTGGTTCTGTCTCTGCTCCTATTTGAAAAGCAAAGTCACGGAGGTAATCATGTTCTGCAAAGAGAATCATGTACGTCTCCCTTATTATAGCAGATAATTTATCCATATCGCAACATCTGCTTAACACACTGTCATGAATTAGTGCGATTGGTTCATTAAAACTACGCACAGCGAGGTGTAAGAGAGATGCGTCGAGACTATGAATAAGGTTGGGTGCAGTCGCCGCTTTGTGTCTCGAAAGATCAACACGGTCGCTGTCCTCTGTTGCAACGGATAACTGGCATCTACCAAGTAGCTGTAGGTCTAACCGTTCTACCTTCTTCTTCATAATATGTTGCTTCACTACAAAACCCGAAGGTGTTGTCCATTCAACGTGATCTGCTCCACGCTTGATTGACTGCGAAACTTCTGTCTCTATCCACTTCATTACTGACATCGGACCGGGCACGATCAAGTTCATGGCTTTCCGAACCGAAGCAACAATGAGTGTGAGTTGGTCTTTGTCGACCTCTACACCTTTCTCCCTTAACGCATCCTTGATATACGATCTGTTCGAGAAAGGTTTAGCATTGTATGGGATAGTCATAACAGTACGTTTGACACACTTCCTGTCCCATACGGGATGTACGCTTGTTGGAATCCCTAAGCTTAGTGCTGTCTCTGCAACCTTTGCGTACGCATCTTGAGGTTTACTAGAGGGGACGACATTGACAAGTGTAGCTGTGGACTTATCCCGAGCCAGACCAGCAAGTATCTGCAAGCCTGAGCATGTAGCGTCGGTTGCCACGGGTAGTGATGTAGTCTTTCTATCTAGTTGAAGACAACAATGATAGTACTCATCACAGGCAGCAAGGAACTGCCAAGGCTCTTCTGCTACTTCCCACATGCCTATAAATGCAATAGGGTTAGTCGCAACAGCTGAGACAAGTGAGACATTCGATCTAGTCCACTCAAGTCTCTCCTCCATAGTAGCTTTATCAAGACCATAACTGGTAGCTACTTGGAAAGCGAGCCACTTTTCTGATATATCTTCTGCTTCATCTGCAAATTGTAGTAAACTTTTTCCAAAGTCTGTATCTTGTGGTGTAAGAAAAGCAGGGATAGGGTATGCACGACCTCGGTAGTCGAAAGACCAAGGTATATAAAAGTTAATATCCTTGTAACGACGTACCGCTTCCATGGTCATGCGGGTGCGGCAGGATCTCTTGAACTCTGCTGCTCGCTTATTCATTACTTCTGCCGCTTCCCTACGATACCTCTTACGGGATTCTTTGTTATCTGCTATGTCGTATGGCTTTGGTGGCAGCTCGTAATTTATGATCGGGAGAAACTTTCCTACACTAATACCTCTTTCCTCTAACAGCATAGCAGTATTGACTATGAACGGGTTTAACCGATATTTTACCTGTTGTATTTTATTGAGAAAAGCTATAGGTATTTCCCCCTGTATACGGGAGGGATCGCCTCTTCTGACTAAATCGTGACCTTGCATCAATTCATTGAGCATATAGCCGCCTGCTGACTCGTTAGACCAGTCTTTTGGAGGTATCAACATAGGCCACGCTAATGGACTAAATATCTCTGCATTTGCCATGACTTGATCTTTAATGTCCATGAACTCAGCAGTAGGTGCTATGAATACTGTAGTCTTACGACCTGTACGCATACGCTGCTTGTAAAACCAACCACTTGCTTGCATGATACAGTCAAGTAACCATGCTCCTAGCTTGATACGTATACTTCTACTCCATGGTGTCCACGGTGCTACACCATATCTGTTCATCAACGTCTTGATAACAGTAAGTTTCTGTTGTGTACCTATAGCTCTGTGCCAGTAGTTATCTTTGAGTGTCTTGAGCAATGCGGGTGCGTTCTCTTCGTAGTGTCGCATGTTACATTCATCTTCGATAGCTCTACCAATAGCTTCGCATACATTTGTTGCAATGTTACAACCTTCTTTGTAACCAAACACCTTGTCAAATGTAATCTTACATGCAATACCAGCTGCCGCAAGCGGCTCGATTGTAGTCAAGTATATATGAATGTCTCTAAATGCTGCACCATACTTGCCCTGATGTATCTTTGTATTAGTTGTAACGATTTTGTCAACTACAAGCGGTAACAAAGTTTCTATCGAGGCTATACCATATATACTAGCAGATGAGTAGTTCTGTTGTTCTAACTTAAGTGTCTGATCTCTAAGACGCTTCAGTCCTTGAGAAATCTGTGTCCTCTCCAGCTGTATCTGCTGGTCTATCTGCTCTGGTGTAACATATGTCATTTAGCTGGTCTCTTACTTGGTTGTATAGGTGTTTATAAACCTCACTATAATGTGGGTGTGTTTTTGGTAGCATATCTAACGCCTGTTTTTCATAAGTGTAGACGTCATCACTGGGGATAGAAATTCTTTTTGTCATTGTCTGTAATGTACTTCTCCGGTTTTAGGTGTTGTATTGTATCATGAGTACACAAAATTAGTTCTTCTTCCTGATCTTTTATAATCTGTTTCAGCCTTTTCTTTGCATATTTTGGTATCTGATACGAGTATTCTTTAACCTTACCTGTTTTACAGTTGCGTGTACGGATGATGCAGTCATGTGATTCCATGATTTGCCAGTCGTTCATCTTCCACTCCATGAACAAGTCATACTCCATAGGCTCAAACCATTCGGCTGGTGCTTTAGCTATTTTATTATAGTTGTTGGGAAAGTATTTCTTTGTCATAGGGTCTGTATCTTCTGTTAGGGTTTGCGTGTTTGTCAAGGTACACGTCCTTGAGGGTGGTTTTATACCACTCCTTTGCCATAGAGTCAGCACGATATGCTGCTTCCATGTCATCTGCTGCCATCAGGCAAAAGTGCTTACCACATTCAGTGTCGGCACAATAGTAGCGATAAAGGGTCATGATTGTGATGTGAGCTTTTTGATAAGGGTTTTAGTACGGGCTTTGGCAGCCTGTATCATTCTGGGTTTTTTCTTGTATTTGGGCGGCTTCTTGCTGTGGTGCTGCCAGTTTGGTGTAGTCATGTCGTATCCAATGTCGTGTGACCCCTGCAATAATAAAGAAGTTCGTAATAATTGTTAGTATTCGGGTGGCTTTTTTCATTAGTGTGGGTTAAATTTAATTAGTATGTAAGCAACATAGGCAACGACGCCTACAGTGAGTAGTAGTAAGTACGTCATTTGGCTATGTATGGGTATTGTGGTTCATCAGGATAATACCAGTCACACAAGGCATACTCGAGTGAGTTGCAATGATTCTCGGCATAGGCTTCTGCCTTGTCCTGATTATATACTATATCTCTGTCGACTTCGACCTTAATCAACATATATATAGGCTTGAGGTGTGTGTTGTACATCATAAGTACCCCGCTATCTCACAGCCGGGCTCGTCGTAGAACCACTGGACTGATACGTCAGGATACTGCTCTCTGATAGCATTGCATATAGCTTCTGGTGGCGACCATGCTGTATTGAACTCTATCTCTACATTCTCAGGGTCGTCATCTGTAACACACACGTCATATGCGTCCCACTTGGTATCCCAGTTCTGTAGTCTCCAGTCATACCAACGCTGATCGGTGATGCCTGTTGACTTAAATACTGATCTTTGCCACGGATCTTCAACCTTTTGTGGTAACTCGCCGTCATTGCCATACTTTGTACCATAGTGTGCATCACTGGTAAGTAATGGCATGTTAGGCCAGTCAGGTTCTGGTATGATCTGTGTAAATGTATTTTCATCTGTAAAGATCTTCTTAAGTTTAGCCACGTCCTCTGTGTTAGCAGAGTAAAACGTGACTCTATTGTGACAGTGATTTGGCATTGTTATCTCCTAATTATTTGTTGTATCTTGCTTGTATTTTAACATAGTTTGGGTTTGATGCACCTAATTCTGGGTCATCTGCAATCATTATTAATACTTCTTGGATAAACTCGTTCTCGTCCTTAGAAATACCTACGATTCTGCCTGCCTTGCCTTT